TTATATGGACACTCCGTTAAGTGGGTTTAATGAGACTGCATCCTGCAAAAAGTCCGGTGCAAAGTGCGCATAAACCATGGTCTGTTGTACGGTGGAATGCCCTAAAATTCGCTGTAGTGTAATAATATTACCTCCATTCATCATAAAATGCGTGGCGAATGTGTGCCGCAGTACATGGACAGCCTGTCCGGCGGGTAGGTCTGGCTTCATAGTTCGCAGTGTGTTTCGCACCGTGTCGTAATTGGGCGTAAACAGTTTCCCGGTACTACGTTTTTTCACCATTTTAACCAAGCCCTCAGACAGCGGTATTGTTCTGCGTCTACCATTCTTTGTTTTCATGAATGTCAGCATGCAGTTAATAATGTGCTCAGCTTTAAGATCTGCAACTTCACTCCAGCGACCACCGGTGGCCAGACAAAGCAGCACAGCGTTGCGGTTGTCTCCTTCCAGCATATCGAGCAACTGCGTGATTTCTTCCGTGGAAAGAAACGCCATTTCTGGCTCAGCCTCTTTAAGCTTTTTCACGCCTCTGAAAGGATGCTCGCTGTGATATTCATTGGCATCAATCAGCTTGGTAAACATGCCGCTGAATATAGCCTGATGACGGTTCACACTGGCTGGCTTCAAGCCTTCATTCATCATCTTGACCCGATAATCCGTTATAGCTTTCTTGGTTATCTGGTCTGCTCTGGTCACCCCGATTTCAGCAAACTTAATCATGATTGCTGAAAGCCTGCCTTTTTCTATCAGACCACGGTTATGGTGCTTACCGTGGTATAGCCACCACAATTCCAGCAAATCAGTCAGTTTGCGGCGGTCTGCCGGTTTTTCTAACCACTCTTTATTATGGTAGTTAACCAGCACATGACGCTCATAAATCTGAGCCTCACCTTTCGTATTAAATTTACGCCGGATTCTTCTTCCCTCGGAACCCTGCGGCCTTACGTCCACTTCATATCGACCATCATCGAGCTTCTTAATTGACATAGCGAAGCCCTCCAATGGTTATAACTTTGTTCGGTACTGTCTGTTTGTGGCTATAACAGTCGGCCACTGTACAAAAATCACATATTTGTGCGGCGTATATGGTCAGCCAGTCTTTTGGTCTGAGTGGGATGAGGTTGGATTTTCTGGCCCAAAGTGTGCGAGTGCCGGCGCAATTTGGCCGGAAGCTGGGTCGGTTTCGTCAAACATGAACCAATCGCGATACTTGCGAAAACGCGGGTGTTTAAAGAACTTCATCCCCGCTTCCATAGACATTTTCGACTTGCCAGATTCATAGCCATGGTAAGTCACATAATTTAATCCAACTAATTCAGCGGCTTCCTTAACTTTTAGTCGTTCAGACTCACGGATCAGCTTTAGCTTCTCTGACTGTTCAGTTGACATAAAATATCAGATCTCTTATTTTATAAGCATTGAGATACCCGATAAGACATTAGATAGGTCTAAATGGTGTCAGATCGGAAAGGAAATAGGAGAATACCAAATGAATACGAAAGCTAAAACATCAGACCAGTCGAATGATGACGAACTTTTAGGGGAAAGCGGCGATATCGTTAAGCGTAAACCTGTCAGTTTGTCTGAGAAACCGGGCAATCTTCTTTCAAAAGAAGGATTCGCTCTGTATGTAGGTAAAACTCCGGCGGCGATCGTAGCGATGGCAAAAGCTGGAAAACTCCCAGCTTTTTACATGGCTGATCCTCTAAAGCCCGGAGGACATGCAGAGTTATGGATTAGCCGTAAAGAGTGGGACAAGTTTGCTGATCAGCTTGTTGAAGATGCACCGGCAGAGTGGCACGGATGGAAAGACCGTATTAGTGCAAGTAAGCCTTGCCGTGGACGCGGCCGTGCAGCATAGAAGAGGCCAGTAATATGCAAAACCCAATCTCTTTAGCACCACTGCTCTGGAATCATCAAACCGCACGTCCCATGAATAATTCAATTACACATGGGAAAGGTCGCAAAGGAATCATTATCTGTTCACGCCGTTCTATGCGCGCGGTAGCGGTAAAACGGTTTTTATCATGGGGGAGAAAATGACAGTAATCACTGCGGCTATTGTAATGAATCAGCCTGCCGGGCTTCGCGCTGCTGTTGGGGAACGCCTTGCGCCCGCTCGCTGGCAAACCTCTTGTGATTTCTATAATAAGATGAGCGAACGTGAACGTCTGACCATCTGTTTTCATGCTCAATTAAGACAACGCCATTCCGTAATGAAATTGCAGGAAATGAACGATTGCGATCGTGAACGTATTGTCTGTGCAATTGATGAGCTCCGGGCTGCTTTTGCAAAGTACCGCAGTTTCAGGATCACCAAGTCATGTTTTATCGGACGTTTAAAGATTAGCGAACGTCGAACTTTATATTTTCATGCAGGATTAACGGAAGAAGAATTCAGCCAGCCATATTGGCGAATCGATGACGAAACCTGCTCATGGAGAGAGGCTTTATTCCGGGCACTACGGGAATTATTTAGCCTGTTCGAAAATGCGCCGACTGTATTAACGTCGGTTCGCCCCGAAACTTACCTCCACTAATTAACCATTTTTAATTCTGCGCTTGATTGCGTAGGGGATCCCTTTGTCTGGAGCCAGAGATGAGCTTAACAGTTGGTCAGGAAATGAGAAATAAAGCAGACAGCGAAGCAACGAATTGGATGTTAAATCAGGCACGAAATCAGGCTAAGGCTGATGCAGCAATCACCTTTTCCTCGCATCTGGATTCGCTAATTAGTCACGCGATTCAAGAGCAATTAGACAGGGTTGAAATTCTTGAATTACTCGGACAAGAGTCCATCCGTTTTCACAACGAAGGTTTAGAAAATAAAGAGGTGATGTAATGCCAGATTTAATGGATTCCGTGCAGGAAAGAAATCTCGAAATTTTGACTCATCAGGTAGCTGCACATCGTATTCATAGCAATGGGGTATCGGCCTCAGTCTGTGAAGACTGCGACCAGCCAATCCCTGCGGCGCGGCGCGCTGCATTTCCCGGTGTCGTGCGTTGTGTGCCATGCCAAGAAATCACCGAACAACAGAAAAAACATTTCAGGAGCTAAGCATGATTCGAATTTCTGTCGGTGACAATTGGGTTGTGACGAGCGACTGCTACCAGTTCATTCTCAACAAAAAGAAAACTGTTCTTTCTGGCGATAAGAAAGGGCAGGAATATTTAGAAGCCACTGCTTACTACGCCAAGATTGACCAGTTGGTGAAAGGATTACTGCACTTTCATATCAGAGATTCTGATGTCCGTACCCTTGCGAAACTGGCTGATGAAATAGCGAATATTGGAGATCTTTGCCGGGTTGCTTTTAACGTGACGCAGTCCGGTAAATAACGTGCTGATGAATGCGAGAGGGCGTATCGCGCCCTCGCCACCACCTAAACTAATAAAAGCCGACAAGGTTCCTTTTGTCGGCGCATACCCTTGGAACGCTCCCCGTCCTGCAATCTCAAAAGAAAGACCTCTTACCCGTGATGAATTCCATCAGGGGCAAGATGCCTTACGCAAGATCCACGCGCTGCCATTTTTTCTAAGTGGCGTTTTCTCTGGCCGGTATGAATACCTTAAAGAAAACTCAGGGTTGCTGGCTGCACATCGTTACCTCATCAATGTTTTTATGCCCCGAATTTGGCCACGTATAGAGGTTGTACAGGCTAAATATGCGTTGGCCTTAAGTGGCAGAGCTAATGAAATTTTTACTGATGAGGCTGAGAGTTATCGCCAGTTAGCTGGAATGAATGATAAAGCGCTAAAACGTCTTGCAATGCAAATTTCATCCCGGCTGTTCACTGAATATGAAGAGCAGAGCGATCGGCTTCTTAGTCAGCACAACGGGGTTCAAGCCAAGTTATTCACCGATAGCGCACAGCAGAAAATTTATGGTGAGGTTGCCGGTGCTGCCCGCGTTTTTAATATCACTCCAATGCACTGGCAAAAATACTGTAAACGCAAACTGGATATGCGCTCAGCGTTCTCCAGCATCGCGCGGTTGGTAAATGATGAGTGGTGGATTCGACAGTTAAAAGCGCAGCGCACTCAATGGCGCGAATCTCTCCTGATTGCTGTTGGCGAGGTTAGTCTGCAAAAGTCTGGCTATGCCAGCAAACAGGCTATCCGGGATGTTCGGGCGCGCCGCTTAGCAAACATGGAATATCTGAAATCCTGTGATTTAGAAAACATCGAAACAGGGGAACGTATAGATCTCATCGATAAGGTTATGGGGAGTATTTCTAACCCTGAAATCCGTCGTATGGAGTTGATGAGCACTATTGCAGGAATTGAAAAATATGCCTCAGAAGTTGGTCATGTTGGCATGTTCCTCACGATAACCACTCCCTCAAAATACCATCCAACACGCATGGTCGGGAAAAAGACTGATCGCCGCGTTAATTTCAATCATAAGTGGGATGAAGAGGCGTTTTCACCAAAGGATGGCCAGCACTATCTGGTGAAAATATGGGGCAAGATGCGTACAGCATTCAAAGATAACGGCATCAAGGTATACGGAATGCGCGTAGTTGAGCCTCACCACGACGCTACACCTCACTGGCATATGATGTTGTTTTGCGATAAAGCTCACCGTCAGCCTGCCGTTGACATCATGCGCCGCTATGCACTCCAAGAAGATGGTGATGAACGGGGGGCACAAGCTCAGCGTTTTGAGTGTAAGCATTTAAATAAAGGCGGGGCGGCAGGCTATATCGCTAAATACATAGCCAAGAATATTGATGGTTATGCTCTGGAAGGTGAGATAGACCATGAGACTGGCCGATCATTGTCAGAGACTGCCGCAGCCGTTACTGCATGGGCTTCTACGTGGCGCATCCCGCAATTTAAATCAATCGGTGTACCAACAATGGGAGCCTATCGTGAGCTGCGCAGGTTGCCGCGTGGCGTGAGTATCGCAAGCGAGTTTGACGAACTTGTCGAAGCTACAAGAGCAGCAGCCGACGGTGGCGACTTCGCCGCATATATTTCTGCGCAGGGTGGGGCGAATGTCCCTCGCGACGAGCAAACGGTAAGAACCGCCCGCCAAGTGATTGATGAATTAAACGAGTACGACGAAGAGATCCAGAAAATCATCGGCGTTTATGCCCCTCATCTTGGCACTGACCTCATCCACGAAACACGCACAACAAAATGGCGCATTGTCGCCAAGTCTGTTGAAGTTGCCGTTCATCCTTTGAATTTAATAAGCGCCTCCGGCGCGCCTCGGAGTCCTGTCAATAACTGTGGGAAGGTTGAGAGAGAATCAGGACAGTTAATAATTCCGATATCTTCGGAGTATACCGCAGCGGTCTTGAAGTTAATTGAAGAGGGGAGTATTGGGTGGGACGACACAGACGTCGTTATGGTGTTGAGAGACGCTATAAGGAGGCGATTACCGACGGTTAAACATCTACAGCAAAGCTATAACCCTTCAAAAGCTCGAAAGCTAGCACCCTCTTCGAGACTAACGAGGGAAGAGCGAACAAGATTCGTAAGGATATTCCTTGATTTGGTGAAAATAGGTATCCACCCATCAAATTGGCAATTAGATGTGCTGGCGCGTGGGGCCACGATGCTAATTAATGGGAAGGAAATATCTTATCCTATTATAGATTTCAAAACCCAAACCCTTCAGCAGGGGTTTCTTTAACAGTAAAAAGGTAATTTTGTAAAACATCATCTACTTTTTTATAGTATGATTTATTCGGCATTGCTATTATTAGGTTTTTGTCGAACGAGTTTATTTTTAAAGCTTTTTTAATCTCATTTAGATTGTTACCAGACAATAATATATTAGCTTTGCATTTGGATTCATTATTAATCAAATCTGTTTTTGACTGGCCAACGACGATTAAAGGTCTGTTTAAATCCAAAGCAGCTTTTGATGCGTGCAAGCTACCGCCGGGTACACCACTTTGAACGAGAAAAACAGCAGACGCTAGCGCAGCTTGTACGGCATCTCTTTTTACAAAGTTAGATCTTGCTATGAAAGAATCATAGTGATATTCACTAACGAGCGTACCATTTTGAGCTAAAATATCCTCAGCAAGCTTTCTATTACTTTTAGGGTAAATAGTTTCCAGGCCGTGAGCTAATACAGCAATTGTTTTTCCTTGCACATCGATACAGGCCTGATGTGCAAGCGAGTCAACACCAATTGCTAAACCGCTGACTATATTCCAACCATTTTCAGAAAACCATTTTGTAAGGTTTTTTGCGATGATCTCCCCGTGTCCAGTTGGTTCGCGAGTACCAATTACAGTAATGCATTTTTCGTTAAGCGCTTCTAAATTACCTGCACAGAAAAGTATCGGCGACGGGGTTTCTATGAGTCTCAGAGAATGAGGATATTCCTTGTCAAAAAAAGAGATTATCCTGTGTTTCTGTGTGTCAGATTTATGAATCTGATCTTCAGCAAAAGAAACCGCTGAATCGATTTCATTTGCTGAATATTTTTTGTTTAAGGACTTCTCTGTAATGTCACTAATACTCATATCATCAAAGTGTTCTAGATTAGCCAAAGAAGAAAGTGACTTTTCTCCGACACCTTTTAATTGGCTAATTGCTAAAAGCTTTTTTGTGTTTATAGAGACAAAACTCACAAGATATCCTCTGTATATCGACAATTTCTCACAGTATAGTACTCTTCACATGTCAGGAAAAGTTCTCCCTTCTTGTTTCTCTTTTGGTACATGTTTCCACCACAAGATGGACATTCTTTAATCCTCATGTTCTCTGTGTGTTTACATTGAGGGGTTTCATGAAATCCGGTACACCCCCAGAAGTGAGTGTCGTCTTTGTGATTCGTGCGTAATTTCATTCGTCTTCCGCAATCCGGGCAAAATTTTAACTCTGCCGAAACACTCACGGTTTTAGCTAAACAAATCCCTAAAATACGTTCAGGGCGATAGCTACTTAGTAGATTAAATGCCCCCTCAAAGGTTGCGCCAGTTGTAACAACATCGTCAATAATAAGTATTTTGGCATTGCCAATCAATGTAGAGTATTTATCTTTAATTCGAAGGTTCTGGCCTATCTCATGCTGCCTATTTTCCTTTCTACCTAAAGTTTTTAAACTCTTCGCATTTTCTTGAAATTCGAAAAGATCAGGAATGAATTTTGCTGTGGATTTTGATATCCTCGAAATCCTATTTAGCATATTTTCAAGGCGAGGGTTTTTAGATTTCTTTGATGGTATAACTGTAACAATATGAAAATCGCTAGTGTTATTAAAAATATATGCTGGGGTTTTTTCTACAAAATGATTCAATAGTCTAACCCAGTACTCGGGGATTACATATGTGTTCGATAACTCTTTCTTGTAAATTTCTTTAGACAGTGGATGCATGTCATGTATTCTAGCGGTTAACTCACTTCCTTGGCTGAAATACCTTCCTAAACATATGATGTCGATATCATCTTTTTTAATAGCACCAATTTGCCCGTCAATTGTCATGGGTATGAAATAAAGTTGCTTCTTCTCTATTTCAAAACTGTTTTCATTTGCACATCTGTCAGCTATGAGGTTTATATTACTAAATTTTTGTATTTCACTAAGTAGCAGACTGGTGCTTAACATCGCAGCAGGTACTTGCCCAATGAATTCCTTTGATGCCCAAGCTGGGGCAATAGGTTTGACTCCTGCAGCATATGAAGCATTTACATCATTTTCTTCATCACCAATAAAAAGAATATTGTTTTTAGAGCTTAGCCCCAGTTGAGCTAATGCTAGATTAATACCTATAGGAGAGGGTTTTGCTCCGCCATTTTTAACGTCATCATAGGTAATTATAACTTTAAAATAATTAGTCAGATCATAGTGTTCTAACAGTTTTAGTGCGTATCTTTTTGGAGAGTTAGTGACTACCCCTAATGGAATGTTCCTTTGCGCGAGACTGTCCAGAATGCTTCTTGTCTTTGGATAGATCTTTGTTAAATCTAGAAGTCCTTGTGTAAAATCGCCTCGCAAACTATTTTCTCTATAGTTCTTTAGGGCTTGAGTGTTTATGAGTGTGTTGTCTAAATCGAATAAAATAGCATCAACCTGATCCGTCATTTTATCTTTCCCCACTAGTTTGATAAGTTTTTTTAAATTATTTTTTATTTCCCGTCAATGCCAAACATAAAATATTATTATGATCTAATTCTTTGAAATACGATTGCAAGTTGATAATTTTCATGAAGTAGGAGAATGTTAGTCCCACTCAAGATTAGCATGCACATCTCTGATGAAGCCTTTGCTTTACGCATAGAGATTTGCATTCTTGTTGCATGACTTTGCATTTTTTTTTGGAACGGCAATCAGAACTTCCCACCAGTGCAGACCACTATAAAATGATTTTAAAAAGCTGCATTACAATCGACATGTAAAGCGGGTAGGCGTGGCGGGGATAGCATTGCGCGCTACTAACTATTTCATATTTATCCTCGCGCCTGAGACAGTCGTGTCCTGTTGTTGAGATAGACCAGTATGCAGGTGCTACGTAATACGGCGCTCATGGCTTTGTGCTTAGGTGAAGAAATCTTGAAACATTTTGATACTTTTTTGGCTCAGAGCTATACTCAATCGCGCTGTTAGCTCTATGCCAGTCGGAAGCGCTGGCGCTTAAGTCATTTCAAAGATGCAATGTAAAAGCGTAATGGCACTACATATACAAACTTAAAGACTTGTCTAATGGGAGAGGGGATGGCCAACTATATTTCAGGAAATATAATTTCTCAATCGTACATTCATGTGAATCCTAAGTGGTTATCTGGTGCAAGTCCCGCCGAAAAAAAAGAAAAAATCGCAAGAATAGAGGCGCAGATAACTAGCTTTGCGGAAAGTCGGATTCCGTTTTTTATTGGTAATAATGTTCATATAGAAGTTGAGTTTTCCGAAGGCTCAATTATAGCTAAAATAACCGCTTACGGTAAGATACTCCCAATCTTAGGTGGCCTTGTAGTGGCATACCCACAGTTTAGTGAAGGTGTGAGAACAGCTGTAAAGGATGCCCACGATCTTGGTTCTTACATCAACTCAGAGCTCTTGTTTCAGACAGAAGCTAGATATAAATCTGAACGTAAATCAGTTGAAGCTAGGTTGGGGGTTTTTGGAACAATAGACCGGGTTAACGGCAAGATAAATGAACTGAGAAGCATCTCCTCTCGGAAGAATAACTCCCTATCAGCTACATACAAGCAGTTGCTACAGCTACATGACGATATCCTAGTCTCACTGGATAAAATATCGTCAAAAGCTATTGATGACTCTGATGCTGATACCGCCAGAGAAATGTGGCTTGATGGTGTTTTAGGTTTGAAATTGAGCCGTACATATTTTCGATTCAATAACGTAGGTGATCCAGCAACTTATAAATTACTGATTGCAGAAAGGGAAAGTATTATCGCCGACCTAAAAAAACGCAAAAAGTGATTAATGCCCCTGTGGAAGGTATATAAAAATACACGGGGGCGTTATCGTTTTCAAATTATCTGACCGCGAGAAATACTGAGCCTAACTCTCGGAAATTTTATCTGTCAGAGTTCGTAATCAGTAAACCTGACCACCTCCTTTCCAACCCACTCGTTTATCTCCTTCATGCGCTCCTGCAACGGAACCAGCTCGTTACGCACAAATACCTTTGCTGCTTTCTCAACATCACCAAAGCCGCCGGTGTTATTTGGGATAATGCCCATCATCTGTGGTGGCACCCGGTGCGCGCTAAGCAGATCGTCGCGTGTCGCGTTCTTGATGTTAAAGAAATCATCCTTGGTCGCCACTTCGCTGAGGGGAATTATTTTGATCGCATCTGATTTTCCGCCGGGAGCGTGGTAGAAAATATTTTTAAAATTCCCTGACCCTTTGGATTTGGTCATCATGTCGCGCAGTGCGGTCACGTCCTGCGAGTTTTGCGCCGGGTCAGTTACGTACATGACATAGCCCGCGTGTGCGCCGTTGAGGAAATATTTCCGACGGTACAGCGTCGCTGACTCATTGAGCCACGCACTATTTAATGCGCTGAGGTATTCCGGCAGGCCGTACAGTTCCTGATTAATGTCCGGTTCTTGCAAATGAAATACGCTTCCCTGACCAAAGGCGTGAGGGGTTATGTAATTCTCCACGAACCAGTAAACATTTTCCTCAACACCCCGGCGCGTGTACTTGGCCGGTGATGCCTCCAGTTTGAGAAGCTGGCCGGTCACGCTCAGGCGTTTTTCGATGAACGCATTACCAAAAACAATGTAGTCCAGCGCGTAGCGGCTGAATTGCTGCTGAGAAAGCAGTGGGTGAGGGATGAACGTACTCGCCAGAATATTACGCTTAACGTACATCGGCGAACTGTGGTGAACGGCGGCGCGGAAGCTTTTAGCCAGCCCGGAGAAAGTGACCGGCGGCTCGTACCATTTCCCGTTGCTGAGGCATTCCAGATAATTAAGAATATCGCGGCGATCCATCACCGTGGCCGGTTCGTCAAAGCGGAAAATCTCACTTTTCTGGGCGTCGGATTGCGGCGTCAGTTTTTTATTGATGCGGTTTTTTTTACGGGTCATATCAGAACATCACCAAGGTAGATTTTATTTGTTTGCCGGAGGCGGCGGTCAGCGGCTCGTTAATCAAAACGTGCATCGTTGCCCACGCGACATCGGCGTGGCTGGCTTCTTCACTGCGACTCGCGCGGTAGGTTGATTTCGCCCCGCTGGTCGTCATTGTTTTCTGAATGGCCATGAATGACGCCGTGATATCCGTGTGGCCAGCGTCGTATTGCAAACAGCCGCGATGGATGGTGTTTTTTGCTTTCAGCACCATTTCCGTTTTCACTTCCGGCGTGTATTTGATTTCGCGCGCCGCTGGGTAAAACTGCCTGACGAGCTGATAAACGCCCTGACCCACGGTGGTGGCATCGATACCGATGTATTCAACGTTATATTTTTCTGTCAGTGCCTCGATGGCTTTGGCCTGCGCATCAAAATCCATACCCTGCCACTGGTGACGTTCCAGAATGCGGAAAATGCCGCCCGGCTGATCGGGTGGAGCAATGACCACACACCCGGCACTGTCGCCGCCGTTCGCTTCCGACGGGTCGTAACCAATCCACACCGGATTGTCATCGAACGGGTGAAATACGTAGGGATTAAAGTCCGGCCACTCTTCGAGACTGTCCACCATGCAGCCCTGCAACTCCTCAAACGGGAATACCGAGGACTTATCATCGACAAATTCACACATCAGCAGGTTCTGATATTCAGACGGGCTGTATTCGAGCGAAAGCTGATTGATATCGAACAAGTCGCAGCCCCCGGACAGTGCATCTTCCACTGTGACAATCTGCCGCTACTGGCCGTCGGCACATTCCACCCCGGCGGCTAAATGGCTGTGGCTGAGGTCGAGCTGAATACGTTGTTCTTTGTGCCGACGTCCTTTGTTAAATAACTCACCTGACCAGAAGGGATAGGCACTGTGGGCAAGGCTAGACGGTGTGGAGAAATAGGTGGTACGCCATTTTTTATGCAGTGACATCCCGGAGGCCACTTTGCGCAGCTCCTGAAATTTGGGGATCCAGAAATATTCATCCAGATAAAGATTACCGGTGTAGCTCTGCGCGGTGCGGATATTTGTTCCAAGAAAGAACAGGCGCGCCCCGTTTGAAAGCTGCATCGGATCGCCTTTGAGGTCTACGTCAACCTGACGGGCAAAGTCGATGATGTAATTTTTAAAGACGTGCGCCTGTGATTTACTGGCCGAGATAAATATCTGATTACGTCCGGTGGTCAGCGCATCAAGCAGCGCCTCGCGGGCAAAAAAGAAGGTCGCGCCAATCTGGCGAGATTTGAGAATATTGCGGATGCGGTGCTGTAAACCCGCCTGATGCCAGCCGCGCTGATACTCAAACGCCTCATCGAGAAAAATGTCACTGAGTTTGGCGATAGCGTCATCCGTGAAAACATTTTTCTCCGCCTTTTTCCGCTCCCCTTTGTTGCGGTTCGCCACGTTCGGATTTAAATCCGCTTCGCTGCCGGTGGACATGTAGCGGTTAACTCTTGCGAGACGCTCAATCTGTCGGCCTAGCAGGTCGATTTCTTTAAAATCCTGCCCCTCTTTTTTACTCTTCATCACCAGTTGAATGACCCGCGCCTCGATGCTGGTTTCAATGCGCGAAATCGGGGCGACGGCGTCCCATTTTTCGCGCTGTTTCCAGCTCTGCACTGTGGGTTTTTTCAGACTGAGCATTTCCGCTATTTGCGTGACGGAAAAACCCTGCCAGTAAAGCAGTGCTGCCTGTCTGCGCGGGTCGCTGATTAATCCTGCGTTGTTCTCGGTCATTGTGTCGCTCCGCTGAATGGATGAGCGTCACGCTACGCAACCGCTCACACCCTCGCATTAACCCCCTGTTGTGTAATGGATCGTCAGACGGCCACCGCTGGCCGTGCGGGCGTCAGGTCGGGAAACTAGCCCCGAACCTAACTCCCACTCAGGACATCTGAACAATGGCAAAGAAAGTATCGAAATGGTTTCGAATCGGCGTTGAGGGTGATACCTGCGACGGCCGCAATATTGAGGCAAGCGACATTCAGCAAATGGCCGCAGCGTTTGATCCGCGCGTCTATGGTTGCCGCATCAATCTGGAGCACATCAGAGGCTTATTACCCAGCGGTGACTTTAAGCGCCTCGGTGATGTCGTCGAACTGAAAGGCGAGAAAATTGATGATGATTCAGCCCTGAAAGGTAAGTGGGCACTGTTTGCCAAAATCACCCCGACTGACGAGCTGGCCGCAATGGTCAAAGCAGGGCAGAAAATTTATACCTCCATGGAAATTCGCCCGAATTTCGCCAACACCGGTAAAGCCTATCTGGTCGGTCTGGCCGTGACTGATGACCCCGCCAGCCTTGGAACGGAAATGCTCGAATTCAGCGCCCGCGCTAAGGTCAACCCGTTCGCCGGTAAGAAAGACCAGCCGGATGATTTGTTCTCCGTGGCCACCATTGCCGAGCTGGATTTCGAAGACCTGCCCGACAACCTGCTTACCAACCTGACTGAAAAGATCAAAGGGATGTTCAGCACTAAACAGACCAGCGATGACGCCCGTTTTTCTGACGTGCAGGGCGCGATCACTGTCGTGGCAGAAGAATTACAAACCGCCGGTGAAACCACCGCAAAACGCTTCTCTGAACTGGAGCAGGAAATTACCGCGCTGAAAGGGCAGGTGAAAACCAGCGATGAGGCGCTTAGCTCGTTAAAAACCTCCCTCGACAGCACCGAAAGTTTCAAACAACCGAAACGTCCGGTCTCTCCGGGTGGCAACGGTGAAAGCACCTTTTTGACGAACTGCTAACCGGCGGCGTTCCCCTTTATTCCTGATAAACAGTGAGAGAAACATGCGTAAGAACACCCGTTTTAAATTTAATGCCTACCTGTCCCGTCTGGCCGAGCTGAACGGCGTCGATGTGGAGGATTTGAGTAAAAAATTCAGCGTTGAACCTTCCGTCACGCAGACCCTTATCACTACCGTGCAGGAGTCCTCAGAATTTCTGAGCCGCATCAACATGGTGCCGGTGGACGAACAGGAAGGTGAAAAAATCGGCCTTGGCGTGACCGGCTCTATTGCCAGTACCACGGATACCGACGGCGGCAGCGAGCGTAAAACCGCAGATTTTCAGGCGCTGGCTTCACGCAAATATAAGTGTGAACAGGTCAATTTTGATTTCCATATCCGTTACAACACCCTCGATTTGTGGGCGCGTTATCAGGACTTCCAGACCCGTCTGCGCGATGCAATCGCTAAACGTCAGGCACTGGATTACATCATGGCCGGTTTCAACGGCGTAAGCCGCGCGGAAACGTCTGACCGCAGCAAGTTCCAGATGTTGCAGGACGTGGCTGTCGGCTGGCTGCAAAAGCTGCGTAACGAAGCCGCCGAGCGCGTGATGGATAAAATCACCGACGACACCGGCGCGGTGGTTTCCGACACCGTGCGCATTGGCGTGAAGGGTGATTTTGAGAATATCGACGCGGCGGTCATGAACGCCACCGATTTTCTGCTGGATGCGTGGCATTCAGAAGACCCCGGACTGGTAGTGATTTGCGGCCGCAAAATGCTTTCCGATAAGTATTTCCCGCTGATTAACAAGTCGCAGGAAAACAGCGAAAAACTGGCCGGTGACATTATTGTCAGCCAGAAACGCATCGGTAATTTGCCTGCGGTGCGTGTGCCTTATTTCCCGGACAATGCCCTGCTGATCACCCGTCTGGATAACCTGTCTATCTACATCATGGACAGCTCACACCGCCGTCATATCGAAGAAGTAGCGCGCCGTGACCGCATCGAAAACTACGAGTCCCTGAAAATTGACTTTGTGATCGAAGACTACGGCTGCGCGGCGATGATTGAAAACATCGAGCTCGGCGATTTCATCCCTGAAAAAAACGAACCGGCCTCATCACCGGTGACTGAAACCCAACCTGAAACCGAGGCGTAACCATGCTGAGTCCCGCACAGCGTCACATGATGCGGGTCTCTGCTGAAAAAGCCTCATCGCAGCGGGTCAGTGATCCGCTGCGTTCGGCACTGCCATACGGTCAGATGCTGATGAAGCTGCGCGGAGACCGCCAGATACTCAAATCCATTTATTCCGTTGAAGACAAAGCCCGACGCAAGCGCGACATGTTGCCAGCCTATGCGCCGTGGATTGCCGGTGTGCTGGCCAGCGATGCCGGAAATCAGGATGACGTCCTGATGACGATGTTGCAGTGGTCACTCGATGCGGGGGACATTCGCGGCACGTTCGAGATGGCGCGCTATGCGTTAAAACACGATCTGCGTGTGCCGAATAACAAGCGCCCGACGCCGTATTTATTTGCCGAAGATGTTGCGCTGGCCGCGATGCGCGCCCGCAGTGCCGGGCAGACCGTCAGCGTTGATGACCTGCTGACCGTTATTGATATGACCCTCCCGCACGACATGCCGGATCCTGTGCGCGCCAAGCTGCACAAAATTACCGGTCTGGTACTGCGCGACAACGGCCAGCCCGAACAGGCGCTTATTCAGCTAAAACGCGCGATGCAGCTTGATAACGTCGCTGGTGTGAAAAAAGACATAGAGCAACTGGAGAGGGCGCTGCGGCCAGCGGTGGTGGTGGCGAAGCCTGATGCCGCACCGCGCAAAACCAAGCCTAAAGCAGCCACCCCGGCTAAGCGTGGTCGCCCGCGTAAGACAAAGCCCAGTTGTTAACAGAAAGCGCCCCGCGCCGGACGGCACGCAGGCCGATGCAGGTTTTCACCTCGTCTGACGCCTGCGTCCACCGTCCACCTATTTGAGGTTTGAACATGGATATTGTCATGACCGCAGCAGCGGCGAGCTCCACCGTAGTGATCCCCCCAGAGCAGGCGGTCATTCCCGTTATCACCAATACGTTCTTTTTCCCGGACGTTGATCCAAAACTGGTGAGCGAACGTATCCGCCTCGGTCACGTGGTGACGGATGAACGCCTGCGCGCCGCGATTAAGTCCGCAATGGCCGAGGTCAACGCCGAGCTTTATCTCTTCCGGGAGGCGCAGATCGAAGCAGGATTTAAAACGCTGGCGGATGTGCCCGCTGAAGCGCTCGACGAGGAAAGCGTGAAGTGTTTCCACTACCTGAGCGCGGTCTGTGCGATGACCACCGCCGTGATTTATGAGCGTTACCGCAGCTATGACGCCAGCGCGAAGGGTGACAAAAAGGCCGATGCGCTGGAGGTGTCGGTGGATGACCAGTGGCGTGACATGCGCTGGCATTTGTCCCGGTTACAGGGGCAGGCGCGCGGCATGGTGAGCCAGCTCTGATGAAAGTCATCGCACAGCAGGGCGACACGCTCGACGCCCTGTGTTTTCGCTACTACGGGCGAACCGGGGGCGTCGTTGAGACGGTACTTACCGCGAATCCCGGTCTGGCTGAATTAGGCGAAGTCCTGCCGCACGGCACCACCGTGATTTTGCCAGACGTTGATACCGCCTCCACTTCTGAAACCGTCCAGCTATGGGACTGACGATGGAAAAAATATCTTCAATGTTTGCCTATGGGCTCGCGGCATTGCTGGCTTTTATCGGCGCGCTGACGCCGCAGGATTTCGCCTTTCTGGTGGGTGCTGCGGTGGCCGTGGGGACGTTTTTCGTTAACTGGTACTACCGGCGCAAAAGCTACAAATTGCTGGAGCGTAACGGCCTGAGTCAGAGGGTTTTCGATGAACTCAATCGTTAAACGTTGCAGTGTGGCCGTCGTGTTGGCACTCGCCGCGCTGATGCCTGATTACCGGTTTGTCAAAACCTCCGCCGAGGGTCTGGCCATTATTGCCAACCTTGAAGGGTGCCGCCTGAATCCGTACCAGTGCAGTGCCGGAGTCTGGACGTCAGGCATTGGCCACACTGCTGGGGTGAAGCCCGCGCAGAACATTACGGAGCAGGACACCGCCCGTAATCTGATCGCTGACATCATCATGACGGAGCGTGCCGTGGATAAATGTATGCCGGTGACCATGCCGCAGCCGGTGTATGACGCCGTGATCAGTCTGGCGTTTAACGTCGGTACGGGAGCGGCATGTAAATCCACGCTGGCTTATTTCATCAGGCACGGTGAATGGTCGCAGGCCTGCCAGCAGCTTCCCCGCTGGGTGTATGTCAATGGCGTGTGGAATAAGGGACTCAACAACCGCCGGGCTGTTGAACTGAAACATTGCATGAAGGGGGTGCCATGAAATACATCATCACGGTGTTAGTGCTGACCCTTGCGGGTGCGCTCTTTGCGTGGCGGGGAGCAAATCAGAAAGTGGCAGCGGCAAACCAGCACATTCAGCAATTAAAATCGACGCTGGAATCCAGCGCGCTGGCCATCAGTGAGCTGAAAGCCAGCGGTCAGCGTAATGAGCGTGCGCTGGTTGTGCTCCGTCAGCAGGTTAATGCGGCGGGTGCGCTGGCCGCGCGTCGGAATCAGACAATTACGAGGTTACTCAATGAAAATGAAGCATTGCGCGGCTGGTTTCAGTCTCCTTTGCCTGATGACATTATCCGGCTGCACACCCGCCCCACGTTCGACAATCCCGGCGATTATTTACGTTGGCTGTCCGAAAGTCAGCAGTTGTCTAATTCCGGGAAGCACCCCGAAAACCAATGGTGACTTAAGCGACGACAATCGCCAACTGGAGAGCGCGCTGGTCAACTGTGCGCTGCAAGTCGAGACCGTTAAACAGTGTCAGGAGTCCCACGATGTTGAAGCCCGCCAGCCTGAAAAACGCGATTTTTAAGTCCGTTCCGTTGCTGCGTGATAACCCGGACATGCTGCACATGTTTGTTGATGGCGGCACGATTAATGCCACGCTGGCTACCTCGTTATCGTTTGAGAACCGCTATACGCTGGATATTGTTGTAACGGATTACACCGGGGATTTAAACCTGCTGATTGTGCCGGTTAACGTGTGGTTGCGTGAGCATCAGCCGGACATCATGACCACAGAGGAAGGGAAAAAACGCGGCTTCACCTACGTAGCGGATATTAATAACGACGACAGCAAAGACGTGCGCATGAGTCTGCAACTGAACGAGCGCACCATCGTCAAAGAAGCTGAGCGCAGGTTAACCGTTACGCCACTGGATGAGCCCCCGTTGCCGGTGCCGGTACACCGGCCAATGGAACTATATGTGCATGGTGAGCTGGTGAGTCAATGGAATGAATGAGCTCAAGCCCTTTGATGATAAGCTCGCCGGATTACTGGCCAGCCTGTCCCCCGCTGGCCGTCGCAAGATGGCCGCTGAAATAGCTAAAAAGCTGCGAGCCAGCCAGCAGCAGCGCATCAAGCAACAGAAGGCACCGGACGGTACGCCGTATGCAGCCCGTAAGCGACAGCCTGTCCGGGGGAAACGGGGCAGGGTAAAGCGAGAAATGTTCGCCAAATTGCGTACGGCGCGATACCTCAAGACGAAAGGCAGTAGTGAGGCTGCGGTGGTCGAATTTGCGGGGAGGGTTCAGAGGATTGCGCGTATTCATCAGGAGGGGCTAAAAGACAAACCCAATCGCTACAGCCAGCCGGTGAAGTATGACATCCGTCCTCTACTGGGATTTAATGCTGCTGACCGACAGATTTTTGAAGATGTGATCTTTCGACATTACGTTGATGAGATGAATTAAATGCTAACTTTTAACATTGTTACTTTTTAATCACGCTCTGTAGCGATATATTAAGATAAAATAATATTGCGGATTTAAGAGGGAGTTATGGAGTTATTAAAGTATTTGGTAGATCATGTAGAATCATTGACAAAAATCACATCGTTTATTGCTGTTGTGTCTATGACTTTTGCCGCGACAATGAAAAGGTTTTATTTTAGTTACAAGTTTAGAGAGCCTAAGAAAGTAGTAAAGCAAATAATGTATCTAAATAAATATAGTGAGTACATGAGTGAGAGTGATAAAGCCTACACTCGATATCGTATTAATGATGAGATAATGAGAGATATAACTAAAATCCCATCAATTAATAACAGGAAGGAGCTTATTTATATTTTTAATAATCTTGAAAAGAAGCAATATATAAAGGATATTTGCAATCTACAGAATGATATGGAAAGGGTTGATGGTCGATTTTTTATTAAAGCAAGTCGTTTTGGTTTTTTATTTATGTTTAACAGATTTATGTCTATTATCTTAGGTGCTGTTTTTTTTATGTTCATTGCTTTGGGCCTCATTTCTGTCTATGAAGGGAAGAGTGTTATAGTAATGCTCGCATTTCTTACGATTTCTGTGGTCTACGAGTTCCTTGGGTTATATTTTTTAAGCCTTTCTCCAACCCAAAATACCATCGATAAAATTAATTTAGAATTGGCAAAAATTAAAGTTCCAGAATAAATATCTTTGCAGCATCCATGAGTAGCTAAGATTTAATTGATAATGTGTTAAATGCCAGTATGCAATAGACGATCCCCATTGTTGTATCACCGATAGTCCTACGCCCGCATGTTGTCGCCGAATCTCTCCGGCGGCATCCTTTCCATCATGAATACACACGAAACGCTCTCCGAACTTTCCCGCGCGATGCGCGACATTATCCGAATAGGTGTGGTCGCTGAAGTCGATACCGAACTGGCTCTTTGTCGCGTCCAGACGGGTCAAATTCTTACAGACTGGCTGCACTGGCTGACGCCCCGCGCCGGTAGTTCGCGCATTTGGTGGGCTCCCTCCGTCGGTGAGCAGGTCCTGCTTTTATCTCTTTGTGGTGAGCTTGATATCGGGTTTGTTTTGCCGGGGATTTACAGCGATGACTTTCCCGCACCGTCTATATCCGCAGAGGCGTATCACGTTAGCTTTTCTGACGGCGCTCAATTTCAGTATGAACCGGCCAGCGGTGCGCTGACGGTGAGTGGTATTCAGACCGCTGATGTATCTGCCACAAAATCTATTCAGGCTACCGCCCCTAATGTGACGGTGACGGCCAGCGGGAAAATCACGCTCGATACGCCGGAGGTGGTATGTACCAACAAACTGACTACCGGCTCATTAGAGGTGAAAAAAGGCGGTGCGATGAAAGGCAATATTGCGCACACCGGCGGCGCGTTTACCTCCAACGGTGTGCAGGTAGATACCCATACACACGGTGGCGTTCAGACCGGCGGCGGAAATACCGGTAAACCGAATTGATAGCTGAGGTTTTGATAATGAGTAATGCGAGGTATCTCGGCATGTCCCGCCATTCGGGGCGCGCGGTGGAAGACATGGCGCACATCAACCAGTCGGTGAGCGATATTCTGAGAACGCCGATAGGTTCGCGCGTTATGCGTCGTGATTACGGCTCGTTGCTTTCCGAACTGACTGACCAGCCGCAAAACGCAGTGATCCGCCTGCAAATCATGGCCGCGTGTTATTCCGCGATCCTCAAGTGGGAGCCGCGTATCAGTCTGACGGGCATCACCTTTGATTCGTCTTTTGACGGCGCGATGGTGGTCAATATCACGGGTAACCGAACCGATACCCCCGGCAGTTTCTCCTCTTCCCTCTCACTGAGTTAACGCTATGGCACTTATTGATTTAAGCCAGCTCCCCGCGCCGGATGTGGTCGAGGAACTGGACTATGAAACCCTGTTTGAAGAACGCAAAGCCACGTTGCTGTCACTGTATGACGAGAGCGAACGCGAGGCCGTTGTCCGCACCTTGGCGCTGGAATCTGAGCCCATCGTTAAGTTGTTACAGGAGAACGCTTACCGTGAGGTGATTTTGCGTCAGCGGGTAAACGAAGCGGCGCGCGCCAATATGCTGGCCTACGCCACCGGCGCTGACCTCGACCAGCTCGGTGCAAATTATAACGTTGCGCGTCTGATTATCACTGAGGCTGATGATTCCGTTTTGCCGCCGGTGGCTGAGGTGCTGGAAAGTGACGGGGATTTCCGCGTGCGCATTCAGCAGGCTTTTGAGGGGCTGAGCGTGGCCGGATCAACCGGCGCTTATCAATTTCATGGCCGCAGTGCCGATGGTCGCGTGGCGGATGTGTCGGTGATTAGCCCGGCACCGGCCAATGTGACTATTTCCGTGCTTTCGCGTGAAGGTGACGGCACGGCCAGCGCGGAGCTTATCGCAATTGTGAATAAAGCGCTTAACGCCGACGATGTGCGTCCGGTGGCTGACCGTGTGACGGTGCAGTCGGCGCAGATTATCCCTTATCAGATTGCCGCCAAGCTCTATGTTTATCCGGGACCGGAATTAGAACCCGTCAGGCTGGCCGCAGTGGATAAGCTCAACGCCTACACGCTGGCACAGCACCGACTCGGGCGAGATATTCGCCTTTCCGCTATCTATGCCGCGCTGCATGTTGAAGGTGTGCAACGGGTCGAACTCACGCAGCCGCTGGCTGATCTCGTACTGGATGACATACAGGCTTCATATTGTACTGAGTCCTCAATCACTATCGGGGGCACCGATGAGTAATGTGCGCCTGTTACCTGTGGGTTCTTCTCCGCTGGAGGTTGCCGCCGCTGCGGCCTGCGCCGAGCTGACCGCTGTCCCTGTGCCGCTGCGTGATTTATGGAACCCGCAGACCTGCCCGGCGAAGTTCTTACCCTATCTTGCGTGGGCATTTTCGGTTGACCGGTGGGACGAAAGCTGGCCGGAGGCAACGAAACGCGGGGTGATCCAGTCGGCTTATTTCATCCATACCCATAAAGGCACCATCAGCGCGATCCGCCGGGTGGTTGAGCCGCTGGGGTACGTCATCAAGATTTCTGAATGGTGGGAAACCAATAGCCCGCCCGGCACGTTTCGCCTTGATATTGGCGTGCTGGAAAGCGGCATCACCGAAGCGATGTATCAGGAGATGGAGCGGCTCATTACAGATGCGAAACCCGCCAGTCGCCACCTTGAGACGCTGACCATTATTCAGGATATCCCCGGCCATATTTTCGTCGGCGCACTTTCTTACGACGGCGACGTCATCACCGTTTATCCGGCCTAAGCAGAGGAAAACTTATGGCGACTTATAAAGCATTACTGACCACCGCCGGAGCGGCCAAAATTGCCGCCGCCACGGCAGGCGGAACGCAGGTCAAAATCACACGTATGGCCGTCGGTGACGGGGGCGGAAAACTCCCGACGCCTGACCCAAAACAAACCAAACTCGTTAATGAAGTTTATCGCGCCAATCTTAACCGGCTAAGCATCGATGCCAAAAACAGTAATTATCTGGTGGCCGAGCTGGTTATTCAGCCTGACGTCGGCGGCTTCTGGATGCGTGAAATGGGCTTATACGATGCTGACGGTGTGTTGGTTGCAGTCAGCAATATGGCTGAAAGTTATAAACCTAAGCTGGCCGAAGGGTCTGGCCGGTTGCAGACATTGCGCATGGTACTCATCGTCAGTGAAATTGAGTCAATCGCGTTGAGCATTGACGGCTCGACGGTGATGGCCACAAAAGATTATGTGGACGATAAACTGTTCGAACATGAGAAATCGCGTAATCATCCGGACGGAACGCTGACGGCAAAAGGTTTTGTGCAACTGAGCAGCGTTGTGAGCAGTGAAAGCGAGATGCTGGCCGCCACGTCAAAAGCCGTCAAGGCGGCGAATGATAATGCCAATGGACGCCTGCCGTCCGGCGGAACAGCGGTAGCAGCCAATAAGCTGGCAACATCACGAAAGATTGCCGGTGTGGCTTTTGATGGTACTGCTGATATTAATCTGACGCCTGATAACGTCGGCGCGCTTCCTTCTGGCGGGACTGCGGTTGCCGCCACTAAGCTGGCAATGTCACGAAAGATTGCCGGTGTGGCTTTTGATGGTACTGATGATATTAACCTGACGCCTGATAACGTCGGTGCACTTCCTGCAGACGAAACGGCGGTTGCTGCTACAAAGTTGGCAACGTCACGAAAGATTTCCGGTGTTGCCTTTGACGGCACCCAAGATATCGAGATCACTGCCGCAGATGTCGGGGCATACCCTATTCAGGGTGGAAAAGTTAAAGGGTTGGTAGAAGCTGACGGTTTTTCAGCACACGGGAAGCCCGTCGTATTGCCCAAAGAGGGAGGGATTTACATTGGTTACAACGAAAGCGCAGGGTATGGCGAAACTGATTTTGTGAATAACAGCGGTAATGCCAACAATCCTGGCAACCAGATGGGTGGGTTTATTTTCCGTAATGTCTCAACCCCCCTCGGCGTTGAGGTCAGTCGCGTAACGATTAGCGGAAATGGCGATGTAAACACCAGTGGTGTTTTTAAAGAAAACGGCCAGCGGCTTTTCAGTCCGAGTAATACACCACCTTATCCCGTTACCAGCGTTAATGGTCAAACCGGCGCGGCTCGAACGTCATTAGCATCACTGGATTATCGCGGCTGGTTCAAAGACGAATACACCGGAAAGCTTGAACAGTGGGGAACATGGACAAGAACGGCAGACACAACGTGGATTGTTTTTCCTGTGGCTTTTGCGGTTGGTTCCTTCAACATACAGCTTACTCTTATCAGCGATACCAGCGGTGGATCGGGGTCGAATATTTCCGTGCTTGATGGCTCGATGAACTCAACAAGCTTCGCTATTTTTGCGAGAGCCGGTGAATCCGGCGGTTTTTGGCGCGCAGTAGGCAAATAG